TTTAACCTACCTTCTAAACAAGCGATTTACTTTAGAAATCGTCTTATTAACGTCTAATTCCTTTTTCTTTTGGAATATTCGATCTTGAACCGCATAACGTACCGCGTCCAAACAATGGTTATAGCTGTCCACTGGTTCATTAATATATTCATTAGTCGCCTTGTCTTTCTTCCAAGTGTAATTCTCTAATTCTTCAATGGTCTTTACGCACCGTTCATCCACAATAATTTCATATTGTAGAATGTATTGGATCCCTTGCATAACTGACCCAGGGCCTTTTATAACATCAATTACCCGTGGAATATCTAGGTTCCTTAGTTCCTGATTCGATTTCTTTTCAGCACTATCTGCCCGGATAATCTCTTTTGAATAACCCAGGGCCTTTATTGCTTCAGCTATCTTGTCATTCGTAAGGCCTTTTTTAACGTATTCTTCCACGATATATAGACGCTTGTTTTCTTCATCAATTTTGACGTGCATAAAAGCGCTAGGGTCATTTATGAAACCATAGTCAAGACCAAAATCTGATGGAATGTGACTTAGTTCATCCTTGTTTAAGAGTTGTTTCTTATACTTTGGAAATACAAGCTTGTCCAAGGTCGCAAACTCTCCCAGCGCGTAAATCTTGTAATAGGCTTCATTTCTGTTAGCTAGTTCCTCAATGTTTTCCTTTGTGACTTCATCTAAAAACCTATTGTCTTTATATGTCGTTTGATAGATAACGGTATTTTTAGGCTTCTTAACAAAGAAGGCGTTATATACCCAATTCACTTTAGATACCGGGTTAAACATCAAATAGATCTGCTTGTTAGGGTGTTTTTTATCCCGTAAACGCAAGGTCAACTGTGTATAATCATCTAAAGTAAATTCTGAAGCTTCTTCCATTACTACGTCGGAAATACCTTTAATAGACTTGATTTTTTCCGGGTTATCCAACCCTTTAAAAATAAATTGGGCGCCGTTTGGTAGTTCGATACGGTAAGCGGAATTATTAACCTTACAAGCACCAAGTAGGCCCCAGGCTTCCAAGCATTGTTTAACATCCTCAAAGATAGAATCATAAACACTCGATCCAACTTTCCGCAAAAAAAGAACCTTCCTTGGATATTTCCAAGCCTGAAGGCTCTTAAAAACTACTTTTTGAATTACGCCGTGACTTTTCCCAGATGAAGCACCGCCATAGTGGATTTCTGTGAAGGTGCTATAGTCGGTCAGTTTATCATAGATATGCTTATTAAAAACCCGACTTGGATTTTTAATTTTTATTTTAATCTGTGGTTTCTTCATCGTCCCAGCTACCTAGTTCAATTTCTACCACCCTTTGAGTGATTTCTTGCCTATCCACAAATAAGCCGTAACGTTTACCAAGGTCAACCGCTGAAGCCCGCCTTGTTGCTACTGATGGTTTTGCTTCTATAACTCTTTGATATCCTTCACCATCTAGGACCAAAAGCGGTTCAGTGACTTCACCACGCATTACAGCAGTAAGAAACTCTAACACTTCTTGTTGATCCGCGACGCGTTCAGACTTTAGCTTTTCAAGCCGTTCATCTATATAGGCTTTTACCTTAGTATTTCTTAGCAATTTACTACCATTTACTTCAGCGGTTTTTATATTTTTGATTTTCGGATACGCCTTTTTATAAGATTCCGTAGCATTTAATGAAATGATATAATTATCCGCAAAAATCTTTTGCCTTTCCGTCATTCCCAAAATCTTTTGGCTCCTTTCTGATAAAAATAGAATAAAAAAAGGATAAAACGCCGTTGTTTTATCCCTATTACTTGATACTAACATTTTATCACATTGTCGCAATCGTGCTTTTGAAGTGTCATTAATTAAAATGCTACTTATACCGGCAATTATCAAACGTTATCACCATTAATAATTCTGTCTAGTTCATCAATCGCGGACCGTTTCAAGCGGTAATAAGTCGGTATCGAAATACCATCCAGATCATTACAAATATCCAAAACGTGTTTTTTAACTATATAAGTAAGCCTTAATACCGTCCTTTGTTTAGGATCTTTCAGCTTATTGATAACCCTGCTTAATTCTAACTTCCTGTTAATAATTTCAGTGGTATCTTGTTCAATAGCTTCTTTCATAACTACTAATTGAGTGTAAACATCATCAATTTTCCGGCCTTTTCCACCAGATATTTTATCAACTTGGAATTTCGGGCTTGATAATAGCCCAGCTTCCAACTCATTGATTTCATCCATCCGGCTTTTAATATCAATGTCTAATTTCTGCAATTCATCAAGTAATTCCTGTGCCTTACTAACCAATCCCCCAAACTCCTTTTTGTTAAAAAATATGTTATAATATAGTTACTCCTATAATTTATCTTTCATGATTTACAAAAGAAGTCGGTTTTAATACAGTTCGCCGGCTTTTTTTATTTTAGGGCGCGTGTATCAGACGCCCCTTTTTAGATTTATTGCATTCAAAGGAGTTCCTCCTTTTCTATTTTTTATTTTGTGATACACTAATCACTTACAAGCTTTTCACGACTTGCAAGCGTTACTTACTAATTCCCAATTCCTTTCAAGTATTCAGGTATAGAATCCCCTACTTTCAGGCTGTCATATTGTTCCTTATTAACCAGGAAGTTACCATACCCGTTTATAGTCACTGTATAACGCCCCTCTATGACGTTTTTAACGGTTATCGTGCCGGTTCGGTCAATTACACCCCCGGCATTATCAACCTTGTAAATAATCGTTTTAGGCTGGTTTTCAAGCCTTTTAATTTTTCCTTCTAGCTGGACCACTGACCAAGTAGCCATAAATACCATAAAGGCCCAGGGGAAGAATAGAACGAAAAGGATATTTTCTTTATTCTTCATCATGCCCCTTTCTGTTTGCCCTAAAAGCTACGATACAAGCCCACGATAGGCCCAGCGCCCACACAAGAATAAATGACAAACATAAGAAGTTATGCAGATCCATCTTGAATTACCCCGCTGTCTAATTTTGTTAAAAGGCTGTAAAGTTGCTCCATTGTGTGGATGATTATAAAATTACCGTTATAATAAAGTTGGTTGAAATTAAATGCTTCACCATTCATTAGAAACCCTTTGAATTTAGATTCAATTATGTCCCCTAGTTTAAAGATAGATTCAATATTATTAGTATTGATAATACGCCCGCTTCCGTTCTGGCCGTTTATCGAATATCTCATTAGTACAAGCGCCATTACTATTCCACTTCCTAATCTATACAAACCAACCGCCGGCCTTTATTTTGGTTTGTCCTTTTTTTATAAGCCGGCGTACCGTAAAAACTTATTGTTTCTACTTTTACATTCAAAAGTTCAGCAAGTTCTTTTTTTGTTCCGATTCCTAAAAATTTTTCCCCTCTATAAAGAGCATAATTCTTTTCTCTATTCATCACTCAACCTCGACAAAGATAACGTTACGAAGGTTCAATAGAACCGTTTTGTCTTGTAATTCAATTTCAAGTAATTGGTCAGTTTTAAAATGATATTCAATTTCATTAATAATATCTTCTCTGTCACTTGTGTATTCGATTTTCTCACCACGAAGGCCAAGAAGAAATGTCACTTTTTTCATTCTGCAACCTCCAACAATTCTGGATTTTCGTAGATGTTGCCGATAACCTCACAATTAGTATGTCGTAACCACAATTCACATCCGTGTTGGTTAGATTCAAGACGATATGCTCCACCACGATGTCTTATAACCTCGTAATAAGCAGGTTCAGAATAGAAATCCTTGGCCATTTTGACTATATCCCCCTCAAAGATTTCCTTTCCGTTCTTATCTTTGAGGTCTGTTGATTGCATGAGTTCTATTTTGTCAATCTTCAATTTAAAGTCAAAATCTCTGCCATTAAACAATACAGTGTCCACTTTTCCATCATCATGGAATAGCATCCAACTGATTTTACCCATCTCTTTCCACGTTTTATGCCACGCTCTATACTTTGGAATCATCTTGCACCTCCTCTAACTCACCCTCCCAATCGCTAGCAGGGTGAACACATAATTCTGTTCCGTTGTAATAAAACAAATTCCTTTTCTCCATAATTGTTCACCAAAACCCATCCTCTTATGGTTTTCAAACCATCAAAAGACTTGTGTGTATACTTTACAAATTTCATCCTTCCACCTCTTCTACTTCAACACCTGGGCAATCAAACACCCAACCAAAGCCGGCTTGTTCCAGCTCTTTGCGGGTGTGTTTTCTTCTATTTGTGTAAATATTGTTATAAAAACGGTAGTCGTCATTGTTTGTTTTTACCAGATAATCATCTGTGTTTTTTAATCTAACTGTATATTGCTTTTCTTTCTCGACCTCATAGCCGTCAAGCCATACACGGGCGAAAGTTTCTTGGTTGTTTTCGGTTTCTAAAAATTCTTTTAGTTTTGAAAAATCTTTTTGATTTGCGTAATTGTAAAAATACACATCGCCAACAATTAAAGCGTGTTGCAAATCAACGTGAGTAATTTTGCAATACTCAATCCAATCAGCCACAAACTGCGGTACTATGACTTTCTCACGTTCAATTAAACCTTCTACCTTGCCTTGCTCATAACCTTCACGCCATTTTGCACGACTGAAATCTTGCTCAAATTCACCCATGATAGTCTTTAGCCAAACTTCACGATCATGCAATGGCAATTCACGTGATCTTGCTAGTATATTCTTGACATAACGAGGCGCTTCATCTGCGTGACCATCTTCATGTTCGTCTAGCTTTTCAACCAAATCTAAGACTTGTTTATTCATCTTCCAGATCCTGCTCTTTCACAAAACTACCATTAACCCAGCGCCCTTTACGGTCCTTAATTTCGTTATAGGCTTGTTCAAAACAACTCACAAAGTCATAATGCAATTCTTTACAAATACTTTCTAAATAAAAGATAATATTTGAAAGGCTGTGCTGGATACCTGTTTCAATTCCTAAATCTTTAGACGCTTTAGCCTGAAAGGCATTATCCACTAACATCCAGATAAGAGTTGAAATATTATTAAAAGGCTTGTAATCGTCTTTTTCTGTGAAAAACACTTGTTCCGGATTGACGCCGGCCATCATAGCATAACCTACGACAACCACGGCTACATCACCGATTGAATCCATTATGACTTCATGTTTCCCTTTTAGGTAACCTGAAACTAATTCCCCGGTTTCTTCAATCAATTTCAAGCCTTGCTTGTCAATGTCGCCTTGTTCGATACCACGGGCGATAAACCACATCTTAGTAGCAAACAATAGATCACTTACTTTCTTAGTCATTCGCATTTTTTAAATCCTCTTTTAATTGTTTAATTCTTTTTCTGATCCATTCTTTCCGTTGTTGAATGGCCGTCCTAGGGAAGAAATTTCTCAACCGTTGAAAATGTTCTTCATCATCTAATAGATCTTGATATTTTTGAATCGTATCTTCAATTAGTTCCCGTTTCATTCTTCCCTTTCTCCAAATACTCAATTAACCACCCCAAATATTTTTGGGCCTTTTTTAAATCTTCCAGGCCGTTTTTCTTTGAATGTCGTAAAACATACTTCACGACATTTCCGAAAAAGAACCCTTCAGCATATTCGGGACATGGTACAAAATTTTTGATTACGTCAATCACTTCCATTCCATTTTGACCCTTGTAATGGTCCGGCTCATTAATCAAATCTTTCTCCACAAGTTCGGAAATTACTTGCTCAAAACTCTTTTCTTTTTCCATATTTATCCTTTCAAAAAGTTTGTGAAATTTTCCGGGTTACCGAGTTACCGTAATTTTAAAACTTTTTTAATTTTATTTTTAACAAACGTTGATATAATAGGCTTTCTTATTTTTTATAAATATTTTTATACTTTTTTTATAAAATACGGTAACTCGGTAACTTTTATATAATTAGTAGTAGTAAAGTCAGTAATATCAAGGGTTTTCGCGGTTACCGTAAGGTTACCGATCTCCCAAAAAGTTACCGATCTCCACCCCAAAAGTTACCGAAAGTTACCGTAGGTTACCGATCGGTTACCGTAAATTTTTTTCACAAAGTCATAAAATTTACTTAATTTTGACAAAGCCTTTTATAGTTTTTCCGTTTGCTTTATAAGCTTTTTTCTCCCAATTCGGCAAGTGATCAATAATTAAATTAATCTTGGCGGAAAGCTTCCGATCATTTGAATTTTTCATAAATAGGTTATACATGATCTCGCGGGTTGAAACCCTTTTGAGTTCTTCCGTTCCAAATTCAATTTCTGAAGAATTATCAAACCAAGAAGCGGTATACTGGTGCTGTCTTTGAACTGTCATTTTTTCCCAATTTGAAGGGATAGGCATTTCAAGATAATCAAGTACCTGTATTTCAACTTCATCCCGGTACATGAAGTTTTCACGGTATTTTTCTAATTCTTCTTCAGTTTCAGCGTCAAATTTTAGTTCGAAGCCTTCCTTATAAATTGAAACAGCTTCACCCCAAATTTGATCTATTGTAGCTTGTTCGATTTCCATAGGGTGTTTCTGTTGTCTGGAACCATCCACCAGCACGGGAAGGAAACGGCGTTCACCGGTTTTATCTTTGAGATATTCCCGCTGGTTTGTGGTCCGGGCTAGAATGAAATTCTTTGCAAATTCTTCAGTTTTTGACATATAAGGACGCCGGTAACGCAAGCTAGTCTTTGAAATAAAAGCTTTAGTTTCAGCGAATGACATCCGGTTACTTGCCACCATTTCGTCATCATTGACGATCAGGCTTTTTAACATAATGTCAAAATTGTCTTTATTGTTGAAATCCGTTACGGCGTCGGTATACCAAGGGCCACCGATTTTTTGAAGTAGGGACGTTTTACCCACGCCCTGGCCACCTACAAGATCTAAAACATAATCAAACTTGGTATAGGGTTCATAAACTTTGGCCACGGCTCCGACTAGCCACATTTCCGCTATTTTGGAAATTAAGGGGGTATCTTCAGCGCCTAGATAATGCTGAAACATTTTCCCGATCCGCTTTCTACCGTCCCACTCTTTGGCCACGCGCTCCATGTATTCTTTTACCGGATTGTAGGACCGTTCAGAAAAGAAGGTTTCAAGGCCGGCTTTCATTGCGTTAGGTGAATAAACAACCCCTAAATTATTTTCAAAGTAAACTGTAAGGACGCTTATAAAACTAGCGGGCAACTCCCCAGCTTGAAACGTGGTATTTCCCAGGCGTATTTCTTGCGTAAGCTCATATTCTTGGGAAAAGTCATTCCGCCTTAAATACTGCCCTAGTTGTTCATCTGCTTTTAAAGACATTACCACGTTTGCCGGGCTAGTGCTTTTTATATCACCGTTCGCCGTTAAAACTAATTTAGGGTTTTTGTCAATACTTACGACATTACCAATTATTCTCACCCCCTTCTATCTTTCTTGATCATACTTTCCACCGTCCGCCTTACCTCAATATCAGGTAAAGGGTTTAAACTGTTTCCGTTTGCGATTTCTGCAAGTTTAAAAACATATTCATCATCCACGGCCCGGAATAACAACCCGCCTACAAATTTTGCTAGTTTGTCATTACGTCCGCCTTCATCCCCAAAGCCTACCGCGATAGTTTCAAATAAATCCGTTGTTTGGTTTTTCTCCCGGTAAAGGCTTCTTTCTTTAAGATCTTTCAAACCTTCCGATCTGTACCCGTGTGTTTCCTGGTAGGTCTTCTTCAGGGCTTGGATCAGCTCTTTAGAAGGTGTTACCATTGTTCCGCCTTCACTTGACTTTTCTAGGTCCCATTCATATTGTCCCTTTTCAGTCGCAGAAGGTGCTACAAGTACATAATTATTTTCATGCGCTTTTATATCCACCCCAGGGAGGAACCCGATCATTTGAGTGATTGGGCTATCTTCCCTTTTAAAGTAGAATAAATGCTTTCCACCGCTTGCGGTTTTGGCTTGTAAGGTCGGTTCGATTAGGTTTAAATACTTCCAGCGTTTGAGTGAATCAAAACCGTTTTCTTTTCCATGCTTATCAATATCAATTACGAAAAAGTTAGTAGTTTTTAAGGCTATGTTAGCATTTGGGTGCTGGTCCCAAAATTCCGCTATTTCTTCCGCTGTCATTTTGGGCTTGTCCGCAAACTCTATCATAGGCCTTTTATTTTTAGGGTTGATAGGAATGACGGAGAAGCCTAATTTTTGATATTGTAAAGCGTAGTGCTTCATGCTAGCCATTCCTATTTACTCCTAAATTTTAGAATGGTAGATCATCTTCATTAATTTCAATACCGTTTGTATTCGGTAGGCCTTCAGCTTCATCAAGATCATAGTTGCGGTATGGTTTACCTTTGCTTGTTGTTTCAATAATCTCCAATGTATAGTAGGTTCCTACTGCTTTACGGTTAAGGGCTTCTTCAAGGGCCTTACCATCTTCAAAGTCAGATTTAAGGGGTGCGTCATCCGCAAAGGCCAAAGCTTTTTGGAAGAACTTGATAGTACGTTGTACGGACCAGCCAATATCTTTTCCGTTCCAGGTGTCAAGTGTTCCGAACGAAACATATTCAGTCCGGCCATCATAATCACCCCCGCGCAATTCAAAGAGGTATTGTAGACTTTCCCATCCGCTTTCTGCTACGTTGAACTGTACCGATTTAAGAATAGCTTGGTACTTACCAGCTGGAATTGGTGCCGGACCGTTTGCGCTGTCTTTGCGTGGGTCAAAACCTTCTTTTTTAATTGATTGTGCAATGTCTAGTAAACTCATTTTTTTAATCCCTCTTTTTTAATTCTTTCTATTTTTTCTAAATTATTTGTATAAAATTACGACATATAAAAGTGTTTGGTCAAACCCTTTGCCTTCGACAAGACTTTGCTTGACGTCGATAACTTCTATATCTTCTAAAAAAGAGTTAATACAATGTTCGATATATGTCAAATCTTCATAAAACGTATTAAAACTTAGAAACTTTACTTTCATTTTTTTCTCCTTTTTTTAGAAAAGATCATCTTCAGAAACATTTTCTTGTTTCTGTGGTTTAGAAGCTTCTTTTTTCGCTTCTTCTTTTTTGGCCGGTGCCGGCTTGCTTGGTGCTTTTGCTGGTTCCAAGGCCCCGCGGATTGTTGACAAGATTTTCAAGATTTCTTTATCATCAACCTGCTCCATATAGTATTTTTTGCGTTTGCGTTCTACTTCCCTGTTATAGTTGTTACCAACTTTTTCAGTGTGAATCATCAAATCAGAATTACCATTGATTAGGTTTACATACTTATCCTTTAAGCTTGGTTTGTCCTTTGTCGCGTTGCCGTTATCATCATATTCGGAAACTTGCCGGCTGATATAAATGACATTCATAGGAAGGGCCTTCAGGTCAATCACCATTTCAGTGATAGCCTGGTTGAAAAAGTCGTAGCCTTTGCCGTACGGAATTTCTGACAAGGATTTCAAGCGGGGCTTCCCGGCTGGTGTCAATTCGTCACAAACGGCAATTTTAATCATTTCAATCACATCATCAATTACATCCACTACCACGGTTTGATAAGTATGTTTTTGAGTTTGCAAGGCCAAAAGAATTTCGCCAATTTGAGCGATAACACTTTTAGTAATTCGCCCTTGTTCATCCTTTTCATTCACAAGTTGGATTGAAGGAACTGTATTAGCTTCAGCGTTGCCATCTGTATTTAGTACGATAGGCGACGGGAACTCATTAGCTAGGTAGCTTTTTCCAGACATGGTTTCACCATAGAAGAAGAAGTTCCGGGGTGTGTCCTTTGGTATCTGTGGTTTGTTTTCGGGTAACTTAAAAGCCATTTTATTCACCATCCCCTAAAATACTTTTGTCCAAGATTTTTTTTAACAAAGCCTTAAATTCATCATGATCATCTTTATTTTCAATTTCGCGGATTTCGTCCCCGTTAGGGTAAGTTAATTCAAAAGTTGCGTTCACTTCAATAATTTCAGCACCAAAGGCTTTAGCGAGGTTTTTGAGTTCTTTCTTTTGTTTTTCATAGCCTTCCTCACTCATTGTTAAAGCCTTGTGAATTTCGTCTGTATATTCAGCACGGTAAGCAAGTGTACCTTGACTTTGGTATTTTGCTAGAAATTCGCCTTCTTCTTTGTCACGGAATACATAATATTTAGTTGTTACTTTAGTCATTGTTTTGTTCCTCATTATCTTTCTTTTCTTTTTCTGTTGCGCGTTCCCCTAATAGGAAACCTACCATAAAAATTAGTGTACTGAAAATGATTGTTTCAATATTCATTTTTATCCTCCCTTAAACTTGATAACCTTCTGGATATTTAGTAGATAAAGGACGATAATTTTCATCAGCAATTTTGCTACATTTTTTACAAACCATTTTTGGTATTACGTTGTGGTGAAAATTATAATCATCATATCCGCTCTTTCTTTCAATGTGGTTACAATGCTCGCATTCATAATCTGCAGTAAAGTCTCTACGATATTGACTAATAATTGTTTTAATTCTCACTTCATTTCTCCTTTATAATAAAATTCAATAACATTTACGTCATTTTGTTGCCGGCTTCCTG